AAGCTTACGATATTATTGACCCGGCGGAATATGCTGAAGTTTGGACAGATCGCTGGCTGCAAAATTATACTGCTGCTTTAGTAAAAGAAAATTGGGGTGCAAACCTTACCAAGTTTGTTGGAATGCAATTGGTCGGCGGTGTAACATTTAATGGCGAACAAATTTTACAAGAAGCAAGAGAAGAACGCCAACGGATGGAAGAAGAAGCTGTTAATTCACTCCAACCACTTACGTATAATTTTATTGGATAAGTTATGGCAACGAACCCTTATTTCAGAAATTACGGTAACTTCAACGAGCAAAACTTAATTGACGATTTAGTTATCGAGTCAATTAAGATGTATGGTGTTGACGTTGCATACATACCAAGAAACTTCGACTCTATTGATAATATCCTGAACGAAGACGATACTTCAACCTTCGGCGGCGACTTAACAACACAAGATGGTAATAACTACAGTATCATTTACGATATGGAAATGTATGTTAAGAGTGTTGACGGATTTGAAGGTGAAGGAGATTTCCTAAGCAGGTTTGGTTTACAAATACGTGACCAAGTAACATTTACTGTTGCGTATAGAACATTTGAGCGTTTTGCTACTCGTTTAGATCCAGAACAAACAAGGCCAAACGAAGGCGATGTAATTTACTTTCCACTTAACGATAAAATATTTAAAGTTATGTTTGTTGAACACGAGTCAGTATTTTATCAACATGGATCATTACAAGTATATGATTTGCGTTGCGAATTATTTGAATACTCTGGAGAGCGTTTCCAAACAGGCCGTTACGAAATTGACCATCACTTTGATGACGTTGATATTACACAGGCAACTACTTTAACACAATTGGCAAATACAGACCCAGTTGCGAAAAACGTTTACTTTGAAGCTGAAGCTGATAGTGTTCTTGACTTCTCAGAAATAGATCCATTCAGTGAAAACATTAGTATACCGGATTAATATAAATGGCAATAGCAAATTACTTTTACAATCAAACAACAAGAAAATATGTTGCCATCTTTGGTACACTATTTAATCAGTTGTCTATTCAGCGCGTGAACGGGCAAGGAACAACTTTTCAAACTGCAATTGTTCCACTATCATATGCTCCTTTTCAAAAAATACTTGCAAGAGTTGAGCAAGACGCAAATCTTAATCGTCAGTCGGCTATTACGTTACCACGGATGTCATTTGAAATTACATCTATGCAATACGATGGCGAACGTAGAATATCAGTAAGACATAAGATACCGAAAACATTAAGAGAAAGCGACTCCTCACTGAATTATGTTTACGCAGGAGCTCCATATAACTTAGAATTCTCATTATATATTATGGCAAAATATCAAGAAGATGCAACTAAAATAGTTGAGCAAATTATACCATTCTTTCAACCTGACTTTACAGTAAGCGCAAAGATAATTGAAAACCTTCCACCTTTGGATGTACCTATTATTTTAAATAGGGTGGTAAACGAAGAATTATACGAAGGTGATTTTACTGAAAGACGAACAGTAATGTACACTCTTAACTTTACGTTAAAAGGAATGTTTTACGGACCAGAACGGACCAAAAAGGTTATTAAGTTTATTGATACTCAATATGCAACAAATACGGCAGATGATTCTCCTTTTGAAGAAAGTACTGAAACGTTTGTTGTTGACCTTGCAAATAGCGCAGTAGGTTGGGCGGACGTTGAGTATACCGATAACTGGGCTGCTAATACTGTATTCCAAGGTAGTGGCCTATATGGAAATAGCGCTCCAGTTGAACTTGACATCTTCACATCTAATACGGATCTTGATAGCGGCAACACCAGCATTGATTTAGACTCAGGCGGTATTGCAATTGATGACTTAGATTAATCAATACAGATAATAGGAAAAACTCAAATGGCACAAACATTACGATTTAGAAGAGGCACAACCGCAGAGCTTTCATCTGAAGCCGGTATTGAAGGAGAAATTTTCATTGATACCACAAAGAAGACTGTGGTATCAATGGACGGTATTCAAAGCGGCGGTTATCCGTTAGCAAGATTTGACGACATCCCAACAAACATAAGTGCATTTACAAATGATGCTGGATTTATCACTGCGGCTGGAACTTTTTCTGGTAATTATAATGATTTAACTAACTTGCCTTCTTTATTTGATGGCGACTATAATTCTTTATCGAATATTCCAGCGCCAACCCCTGGACCGCAAGGTACTGATGGTGCTCAAGGTACTGCTGGCGAATTTATACAAGGTACACAAGGAACTAACGGTTTACAAGGTACACTTGGTCTACAAGGTGTTCAAGGATTTGGTGGTGCTAATGGCGGTATTGGCCCAACAGGTATACAAGGCGAAACTGGAGAGACAGGAGCAGTTGGCGCACAAGGTGTGTCAGGGTCTACAGGCTCAACAGGTATCCAAGGCGCAACTGGCGAAATTGGTATCCAAGGTATCCAAGGTGTAATTGGACTTCAAGGTGCAACAGGTCTTCAAGGATTAACTGGCCTTACAGGCGCAACTGGTTCGCAAGGTGTAACAGGAACTGGTATTCAAGGTGTAACAGGATTAACCGGTGCTACTGGTATTCAAGGACCTTCTGATGGTGCACAAGGTATTCAGGGTACAACTGGCCCAGCAGGTGCCGCGGGTATTCAAGGACCTTCTGATGGCGCAGATGGTATTCAAGGCCCAGCAGGAGCTCAAGGCGATCCAGGAGTTCAAGGAGTAACAGGAGCAGTTGGCGCACAAGGTGTGTCAGGGTCTACAGGTGTTCAAGGATTAACTGGACTAACTGGGAATGATGGACCTGCCGGTATTCAAGGACCTTCTGACGGCGCAGATGGCGCTCAAGGCGTAACTGGTTTACAAGGTACAACTGGAGCTGGTGTTCAAGGTCTTGTAGGTTCAGTTGGGTTGCAGGGTACAACAGGATCTCAAGGTGATCCAGGAGTTCAAGGATTAACTGGTTTACAAGGAACCGAAGCTGCAAATTCTATTGGTGAAAGCGATAATCTTAATTGGACTGGCGAACATCAATGGTCTACAGGAAATAACTGGATTAAAGTTGATTATGGCACAAGAGCATACATGACGTTTGATGCTGAAGCTTATTTACAATTTGGTGCAAACACTGCAAGTGTTGACGCAAAAATGTTTACAACAGGTAACGGATTTGGTATATTAACTCAAAAAGGTACTTTCTATTTAAATAACACCGGCAGCGGGGCAGACGCAGGCGATGTCATTATAAGAGCTCGCAATTCCGTCGATGATAGTTTAGTTGATTACGTCAAAGCAGATCATTCGCTTGGTGGCGTAGATTTAAATCATGACGGTTCACTTAAACTAAGAACTACGTCCACTGGGATTGATGTCAATACAAATAAAGTATATAATTTAACAGATCCAACCGCAGCGCAAGATGCAGCCACAAAGGCGTATGTTGATGCAGAAATCGCAGGTCTTTCTGATAGCGCGCCAGCAACATTAGATACTTTAAATGAATTAGCTACAGCGTTAGGAGACGATGCAAACTTTTCAACAACCGTGACAAACAGTATTGCAACTAAACTTCCACTTGCTGGCGGTACAATGACTGGCGATATTGACGGCGGAGGAAACAAGGTACTTTTTGCTAACGTGTATTCAACAACTGGCGATTTGCCAAGCGCGTCAACATATCACGGTATGTTTGCACACGTTCACGGAACAGGCGCGGCTTACTTTGCTCATAGTGGTAACTGGGTACAACTGGCAAATCACGCAGACCTCGGAGGAGGAACAAATACTACAACCGCAGGAGAGAGTGCCACAGCAAGGTATATTCCTTTTGTAGACAATGCCTCTGGAACATCTGATGAAACTGTAAGAGTTGATGCTGCTTTAAGTTTTATTAATAACAGCGCTGCGTTCACAGGCGACCAACAACTTATTGTAGGGCAAGGAAATGGAAGTGTTCCTGTTAGTATTAAAATAGATGGCAATAATAACGGTGGTAATTATGCGCCTGAGCTTATATTTTACGATGGCGATTCAGCTGCTAGTGCAGATCAGAAAATGGGAAGGATATCTTTCCAAAGCGCTGACACTGGAGCAAACGGTTT